TAGTAAGATTGTCAACACTTATTTTCACTTCTTTCTCTAAATTTCAATTTGTATAAATAACACTATAGAAAGACTATTATATAACAATAATCACTTTTTGTCAAGCAATAAAAATGCCAATCACGATACTGCAAATATCTATTGGCTCTAATCATTCTTCAGTAAGGAACTACCATGACCAGCACAACTATTTATACACCAATCACTCCAACATTTCTTTATATCAAGCAACACTCCATAACTGGTAAGAAATACTTTGGTAAAACTACTAGAGATCCCTATACATATCCAGGATCAGGGTTACATTGGAAACGACATATCAAAAAGCATGGTAAAGAATTCGTTGAAACCCTTTGGGTATCTGAACCATATTACGACACCAACATCACAGAAATTGCACTACAGTTATCTATTGAAAACAACATAGTAGAATCCAATCTTTGGGCAAATCTCATTCTTGAAAATGGTCTTGATGGTGGATTTGGTAATACAGGCAAGAAACATTCCGAAGAATCTAAAGCCAAGATATCTGATGCTAATACTGGCAGTAAACGCTCTGACGAAACCAAAGCAAAGATGTCTGCTGCTAAAAATCATATATCTGACGAAACTAGAGCAAAGTTGTCAGCTGCTAATAAAGGTGTTGCTCAAGAAATAGTCCATTGCCCACACTGTTCCAAAAGTGGGGGCCTTAGCCTTATGAAAAGATGGCATTTCGACAACTGCAAATCTAAGATTTCATCGCTATGACGAGAAAACTTTAAGTATAATATTTTTAAATTTATTATTATCAATATTGATGAATGATCCGTACTTACGAATCTTCCTTGATATATCTGGCCACACAATGGTTTCTGTAATCTCTTTATCTGCTTTAGATAAAAACTTTGTTATGTGATTTAGTATCACTACAGTTTCAATTGATATCTCTTCTGATATCAAAGATGTTATCACAACAGGATGTCCGTTAGAACAATCAAATAATTTATCAAATGATCCTGCCGTGCTTTCAAGTTTACATATATCCTGTTCAAAGTTATATGCTAATGATTGTGTTCTCCTTTGCCAATCTTTAAACACTGCTTCATCGTTTATCATATCACCTATCCATTTGTTATCAGCAACAAACTGTGAAGCATAATAACCAATCAAATCATCTGTATCATCAAATTGCTTTCCTATCTTAGCAAAGAAATATTTATCCTTCCTCTTCCAGAATGTTTCTGGTTTTGTTGAGGTCTTGAAGTGATACTTAATACAATCATACGAGTCAGAGTCGAAATGTAACTTTATAGATTGATATAACCTGAACGATGTAAATGGTTCGATCATAAAGGTAGAATGTGAGAATTGGATCTAAGTAATCTATTAGAAACTGCTTCTGCTTCAATCTTGTGTAATAAAGATGGTGTAATCAATTTAGAAATCTCTGTGATCTCATACTCTAACTCATCACAGATATAAACACACGCAGCAATATAATCATATCCTTTTAAGATTTTCTCTTCTACCATATAAGAGAATTCCTTTGGTGTTAATGGTATCAATTCTAAATCTTTTTCAATCTGCTCAACCATATTTGTAGACATATTAAACATCATCATATTATGCAAACACCCTTAAAATTATAGTATCGGAATTAATTCTACCATTTGGAACACTAACCTTTGTTGTCAATAATTTCCATGCAGTATCAATTTGTTTAATTGTTTTCTTTTGTGCAATTGTTAAGAACTCTTCCGGTTTCCTTAACTTAGTTTTCCTTGACACATCACTCACGTTCTGTAATGTTGTACCCTTAACTTCAAACCCCTTAGAGGACGTAGAAACATATTCTGATATTTCACGAGTCTTAGAGTTGAATACAAACAATCTCATTGCACCAATGATGGAACTAACTTGGATAGATGATATTTTAAATTCCAAACTCTCTTTTTGATATTTAAGTTTCTCCAATTGTTTGCTAACCGATTTAGGTTTTACCACTCTAGTTTTACGAACTGCCTTAGATGCTGATAATACTTTATCCAAATCCCCTAACATTACGTTAATAATATCAATTCTCTTTCTGATAATTCTTCTTATAATATGTGAATACCCTTCAACAGCTTGTTCACATGTATTATTAAAGGCATCTGAATATTCAGATAACCAAGTCATAAGTCTTGCTCTTACAGGAGGCACAGATGCTCCAGTTAAACCATGACCCTTAAATGCTGTATATAGATCTAGTTTAGATACATCCTTTTTATTATCAATCCAAGAATCTTCTATAGTGTCTAGATCAATCATCACGGTTTTATTGATTTTATTCAATAGTCTTTCTTTAGGACTTATTACAATAATAGGTTTTGCATCAATAGTAGTTTCTTTGATAAGGGATTTACCTTTTATTATAGATGAGATTAAAAAGTTTGATATCGCTTTATCACCATCATAAAATATTTCAATATCCTTTGTGCCGTTTTTAACTGTTCTTGGTTTAAATGTATTACTCAAAGCATATTTCCAATGGATACAAGCTGCAATATGAGTATTCATGGTGAATACATATTCGGGACATGCTGAAATATATTTTTGATCTTCCTTAGAACAGGTTTGATGGATATAATCTTTTATAATAGTTGATATCACTTTCTTATCAATATCGGTATGAATATACCTTTTAAATTTTTCAAAGGTATCGGTAGGAGCACCCGCTAAACCAGTTTTGATTCTGGTAACAACCTTTTTCTTCTTTTTAACAATAGCCATAATATATTTCCTGTATTTCTCAATTAAGTAAGACTAATTATACCTTATCTAGAACTAGATGTCAAGTTTTATTTTTCATCATCTGATATATCATCATAATCTATAATCAAATCGATTTCGTCTTGATTAAATTCTTCACGATAAACTTCGTATTCGTAATATTCATCTTCATTCATAATATATTTCCTGTATTTCTCAATTAAGTAAGACTAATTATACCTTATCTAGAACTAGATGTCAAGTTTTATTTTAGTCAGGAATTGCTTCAGGGTTGTCCCAATAGAAATCGCTTAGTTGTTGTGGTGTAAATGCTTCAAGATCATAATCATCGTTGTCATCTAATGGTAGATCTTTGTAACTACATTCAAAGGTCTTTGTTAAATCTTTTTTGTTTTCACTGTTCATAATATTTATTTCCTATCTTTTTAAAGTATAGGTAATTATAACCTAAATCGACATCCATGTCAACACTTATTTTCCTTATTTTAGAACTTTAAACTCCGTCACAGAATCTATCCTGAATGATCTCCAATCTTCAGTAATAATGTCATAAACCGCAATGGTTTCGTCAGACATTTTTCTAGTTGATGTTCCTTTAGGTTTTTTATCTTCAGGGATTGCTTCTGCTTGAAGTGTACAGGTCATTACCCTTGTATATCCATCAACTTTAGTAAAGGTTACCTCGCATATGTTAGATTTTAAAAGGTTTCTATAGTCATTCATATCAGTTCCACTCATTGTCAATTTTAGTTGTTTCATTATATACATCACTATAATGGGTTTTTGCAAAAGATTCAGAATCTTTCCAAACATTATGGTTCACATCTAACTTCGCTAAGTTATTATTAATAGTCATTTCAGACTTTAGGAAGTTCTTATATGCCTTGGATGTTCTTGGAAGTTTATTCTTTGATGTTAGTTTAGTTTTAAACTCAGATTTTGAATTTAGGTTATTCACTGCGTTTCTTATTAAGTCAATACGATTCTTCATTATATAATTCTCTTGTTAGATCTCTAGTTGGTTTGCATTTTAACGAACCCTTTGATGTTATTTCTAGTATACTATTTTTAGAATCTATAACATCGCTTTGTGTAAATTTTTGAATCTTTGAATTTACATCACTTTTAAAATTGTCGTCACATTTAAAATTCATCGCTCTCCTAATTATTGATTATGTTATAATTATAGCATATCATCCTTTAAAAGTCAACTCTTATTTCCATTTTGTGAAACAGTAAGATTATCCTGTCCCTCTAGAAGAAGAACGGGTATTCTCATTTCTTGATATGCCTGTTGATTGTGGTGTGATCCGTATTTCTCAACGAACTCCACGTATGATAGAACAAGTGAATCTTGCTCCATGTCAATGATATAATCTGTAATTTTACTCATAAAATATATATATTCCCATTTCAAAATACTATTATACTATAGTATTGAGGTGATGTCAAGCGAATAATTTTAAATTAGTGTTTTATTTGAAAATGTGGTCCATCCGGAAAGTTTTTCCAATCGGCACCACATTCGATTTCAACACCAAGTTCTGAAGCAGCAACCTTCATAGCATCTGCCAGTTTATGATATAAAGGCCAATCCCACCTAACCTCTGTTCCTATGTACGCAACAAGATCAACTGCCATTCCTGTTAAATGCCGACTTCTCATTGTCTTGCTTGCACCTCTATCAAATAACTTTTGCTGTCTTTCAAGTGACCTTACACCCTCAGTTACACCAAAGTCTATTTCAGTTATTTCTATTGCTCTTTTTACAACACTTTGTAATCCTTCATCTACCCCAATCAGTTTCTTCTTAGACCTTCTACTTAACTTGAATTTACTCATGATACATCATCCTCTATTTTAGATTCTTCAGGTTTAGGTTCTTCGGTTTTACCAAAGATTTTATCCCAATTGTCTTCGAATTGTTTTCGGTCACTTTGTTTTCTAGGGGAACTTCCTTTTCCCCCATGCCAACTTTTTGTCATAACTAACCTTTATAAATTTTTAGTAAATGTGTTTCAAATTGCTCTACCTTTTCTAAACGATTCGGCCATAGTATATATTCCTTTTCAGGGTTCTTTTTGAGATTATTAAGTAATGGCACCACAGCATTGTATAGTGCATCAATTTTAGTTTGTAGATCTAATGCTGTACTTTCGGTTTTAAGAACTTGATTAGTTGCTTGTTGCACAATATCAAGTTCTGCCTCATCTACAGCGGTAAATCCAAAATCGAATATATCATCTATCATCTAGTTTCCCACAACATTTTTTAGGTTTAACTTCTTCTTCTTCTTCAATGAAATCATCATCAAAATCATCGAACATGTTATCACCTTCTTCTTCATTATCTTCACTATACAATTCATTGATTAAATTTAGTCTAGCAATAACTTCATCAGAATCCATCCAAATATCTTTATTATTTAGGATAGATTCGATTTCAACTTCAGTTAAGAAGTCTTCATATATCTCTCTTAATAGTTTTTCTGACCACTTCTTTTCGTGTATAATATTATCATACATTTCCCCACCCTTGCCAATAGTACCACCAGAATAATTGTGGAACATAAACATAGAATGATCTGATACTTCATAACTAGAACCTTGAAGAAATATCATTGTAGCAGCAGACATACAAGCACCTTCAACAGAACAAATGACACTTGCTTCTGTTTCTTGAATAGATCTTATCATTTGAATAGCAGTGAATAAATCACCACCAAACGAATTGATATGTATCCTAACGATATCACCCTTAACAGCATTTCTGATTGTATCAAACCAATCAATATACTCAGATGCTTCTGCTATTTCACCTAATAGATAAAACTCGTGAAGTGCTCCACCTAAAGGTCTATTTAAAAAACTATTGGACTTTTGATCAGATCCCAAAATCATCCCTATACTTTCACTTCCCATATTATATCCTATCTTATAATTAAGTTTCTTCAACTGTTAATGTATCCCATTCACTTGCACGGATACTTATAAAACAACCACGAACCATCACCTCAATAGGATCTCCTAAAGGTGCTACTCTTATGACCTCAACAATAGTATATGGTGTCATACCGAAAGCTAATAACTTCTTTCTGATATCACTCTTAGCAATCTTTAGTATTTTATATTTCATAAATTAGGATATCTTCGACCAAGCATCCCCAGTCCTAT